TCCGGTGTTCTCGTTGTCATCGTCGGGTCAGGCGCACTTGTCGGATGGATCGAAGGATGGCAGCTCGGCGACACCCTGTACTTCACCTTTGTTACGGGATTGACGATCGGCTACGGCGACCTCGTACCAAAGCAGACAATCGCGCGGGTGCTGGCTCTGGTGATCGGCCTATGCGGGATTGTCCTTACGGGTCTTATTGCCGCAGCCAGCGTGCAGGCTCTCCGTGGCGCTGATCCGGATCGCTCAAATTCTGACAATGCCGCTCAGGACTAGGTGAAGTGCCTCGCCGAACCGGCCATTCAGAACTGGAAATCTTAGACTTATGATTCCTGGGACAACGCGGAGGCCCCAGTACGGCATCGAAGTTTTCGGAAGCGTCAATCGGAGGATGTCCTGCGAAAGTCCGACAAGTCTTGATGTGGAGGGGAAGGGTAGTGGTCGGAGTGGAGAGATTCGAAATCATCTATGTGATTGAATTTCAACGGCTATTTAGACCGCTTTGTAAGCTTGTAATGCTTGCACTTTTGTCCGAAGCGATTAGCGTTCTGCATCAATTCGCGCTATGGATCAATCCATATTTGAGGTTGTGTGCTTCATTCCTGCCGGGTTGCAGGGACTATAACGTCGCTGCATGATCATCTGGTCTCGTCCGCGTGATTCTAGAACACTGTTCAACAAAGCAAGTTACAGCGATGAAAACTGAAGCCTTTCAAAGTCTGATCGTCGCTCGAACGCTTTTCGATCAGGTCAACATACTGATGTATGCGGACAACAAATATTCCTCGTCCGCTGCTCTCGTAATACTACAGGATGCCCTTGAGCTAATCTTGAAGGCGGCGCTCATCGAGCTAGGTGTAGACGAACATAAGAACCTAGAGACCGCTTCGTTTGATCAGCTAATTGCCTTTCTGAAAGAAGCTGGAATCGCCATTCCTCGCACGGGCACGATTAAAGCCATGAACAAAGGCCGAGTGACCGTGAAGCATCATGGACAGCTAGCCGAACATGATGCCGTCAAGAACTTCGTTTCCAGCGCTCAGAACGCGACAGAAGTGATCATGAAATCAGTGTTCGACACGGCGCTGTCTGAGGTGTTTGCAGGCGGACAACTCAAACATGATGAGATTCGTTCATTTATCAGCGAAGCCACGGATCACATCGCGAAACGAAAGGGCTTTCAGGCCCTCGTCGCCATCCGCAAAGCTATCTTCGTCGCTATTGAAGAAGAATACGATATCAGCGCCTACGTTGATCCTTCTAAGGACCGCAACGACTGGACATTGCTTTTGGCTAGCAGAGGCAGGAATGCCCCCTGGCATATGAAGTCGGCTGAATATATCGCTCAGAATGTCCACGAGCCTTTCGACTTCATCCAGTTCAATTATGAAAAGCTTCGGGTCGACCTCATGGAATGGGGCATAAACACGCAAGACTTCTGGAATATTCGACGCCTAACGCCTGCCGTCTATCGGAAGGAGGGGGAGCAGGATTTCATTTACGAGACACTTCGCATTGATGACGCCGACATGGACCTCAGTAACGCTAAATATTGTCTCGACCGAGCGATCACGATCCTGCAGAAGATTCAAACGCATAGGGACTACAGTCGAACGCTACCCTACGGGCAACCTAAGCCCATTAAAACCACACGCGAAACCACTAGGTTCAAGAAGGCGGACCGCAGTTCCGAAGCTGTTGGAACGCTGCCATCCGATAAAATTGTCCTTTATGAAAATTTCCTGTTTGGCCTTGATGGCGAGGCTTACGCAAAGCTATGGCCAAGCTTTGAGAGCAAAGAGCTGTTCCCGACGTATATTCTTGTTGCCGACTGTCAGAGGGAAACAGAGGACTAGCATTCGGTGATTTTGTGCAACCCACGTTGACCACTAAAACTTTTCCGTGCAGATTCTTGCTGTTGATAGCCGGAGGGGTTCAAATTGGCGGCAGCATTTTTCTCGACATTGGGACTAGCAGTTTTGATCGGTGGGCCGGTTGCGGCCCTCTATTTCTCAAGCGTGATTGGAATGCCCACGGCAGCGGTTCTTGTGGGGAGTAGCATTGGATCGGGTATCGGCCTTTTCGCGGTTGCCGTGATCATTGAACGCCTCGACAAGATTGTTGAGGTATCCAAGCGCTCGTAGGCGATATGAAGGAAAACCCGCCGATTTTAAGCGGCGGGTTTCGTGTTTCAGGTCTGGCGCTTCTTCCAACCCGCGATCACTGCGTTGATCTTTCGTTGCACTCGTCGCCGCGCGTCCTCCCGATCAACGCCGCTTAGAAGCATCTGGTCATAGTCGGTCATGGTATGCCGCAGGGTTGTCTGCATCGTGATACCCACGGCCATACCGAGAGATGCGCCTTTCCAATCCTTCTTTGCGATCTCAGCAACGAAAAACGCAACCGCGAAATTAGGGCAACCGGGATGCTTGCGTCTGATATGGCGCTCAATAGCGGCTTCCGAAAATTTTGTCACGGCGCGCCTTTGCGCCGGTTCTCGACCGCGTAGCAAATCGCACTGGCAACCTCATACGACCACCGGAAGATATCGCGTTCGTCCCACTCATCCGGCGTCATCTTCCGGGCCGTAGCGAGTTCTTCACAGACAATGGTTCCGATTATCCCAACCATGAGATCGTCGGCTTCCTTTGCGGTCATTCCTTCGTATCTGCCGGACATGGTAGCTCCCGCGGATCTTCTTATCAGGCGGCTAGACGCGGCTTTAGGCGCTCGTCTGTCGCAAGGCATTCTTCCGGCCAAACGCCGAGTTCTTCTCCAAGAATCTGAATAATATCGGTGCGCACCATGTCCGGCGCTGCCGGATCAAACGTCCGGGCAATCTGTTCCAGGCGGTCAACGACATGGGCGAAAACTTGAGCATTTACGTATGCGGCTTGCATTTCTATTTGGTCCCCAGCCCGTGATTGGGCTGGGGTGGTTGTGAGTCAAATTGGGTGATTTAGCAAGCGCAAAAGTCATAAATTATTATTATTTTTCATACACTTACTGTAAGTAAGTGCTTGCTTATCTTTGAAAGGAAGCCCTCATGCCGACGAAGCATGAGGGGCCACGAAAGAGGCCAGCCGGAACGCCAATAACGGCTGACAATTTGATTATAGCAAGAACGCCCGGCAAACGCGGTGAGAGCGCGCGACACTATACGATTGCTCGTGCGGCCATAGCCTTTTCCGCCGCTGCCTTCTCTTCCGCCTTCTTCCGCTCGCGACGGGCTGACCGGGCATCACTTTCAGCCTTCTTCTGGTCGGGCGTCATGTTGTCGCGCCGCGCCTTCGATGCAGCCTTGTTCTGGTCCTTTCGACGCTGCGGGGAGGCGGGAAGGTAGGGCCGAACTTCCCGCCCTTCCGTGTCCTTGATCATTGTCGCATAGTCAGCGCGCATCTTCTTCTTATGAGCGGTCGCCTTGAAGCCGTTGCGACGAGCGTCCGACTTGGCCTTTTCGACAACCGCGTGACGGAGGGCGCGGAGTTCTGCCTTCGGATCCTGCGGCTCAAGATCAGCCAGAGCGGCTTCGAGGGCTGCGAGGGTCTCAACCGGTAATTCCGCTCCATCTCCCACCGGGATAACAACGTCACTGGCGTATGCCGGGGGATTGCTGACGGACAAGCAAAGCGTTTTATCGTCAACAATATGTTGACTATCGTCAGAATATTGTTTATTCATTGTGAACAGTCTTAGGCATGGATTGTGTTTCCTTAAACCCGCCGGTTGTCTTCCCGGCGGGTTTTTTTTATGCCGCTGCCTTGTCGATAAGGTCGGCAAGATCAATCGCAAGATCGGGCGGGAAGGACACGGCGTCCTCAGGCTTTCCACCGAAAGGCAAGGCCACCTTAAGGCCGGTTCCCTGCTTCTGAACTGCGAAGTTATGACCGGGGTTGATGGTATGCGGTGCCGAGTCCCCAGCCACAACTTCCCGGATCGTCCGCGCAAGCGCCTGTGCGCCTGCCTCAGTCATTACAGTTTCGCCGCCTTCGCGGAGGCCAACGGTTACGCCCTTGTCTGCCTTGCGAACGACAACGCCGGGAATATCGGCAGGAATAACGCCTTTCGCAATCTTCTCACGGATAAATGCGGCAATGACGCCTGCGTTGGTGAGGTTCATAGCTGAAGCAATAGCCTTCAACTGGTCGAGGCGGCGCGGATCAAGGCGAACGGTGACGGGCGGCAGTGACATTTAAATACTCCAATTGCGATACTTCATATATACGCGTATATAATTAGAACATCAAGCGAACATTTCAAGTGTCCGTCAGCATTTTCTAGTGCAGGGGTGTCCGTCAGCAATTTCTCCTAATAGTATATACGTAGTAATTAGAAGATAGAGTAACATGTCTAGAAACTGCTGACGGACATATAGTCAGACACTCGCCGCCTGCGGCGGCTCCCTGCGCGGCCTTCGGCCTTGCCAGCGCCTAGCGGCGCTGTCGCTTGAAAGGCCCGCCCGGAAGGTTTCGATATCCTGCGGGTGGAAGAAATGCTTCCGGGTAGGAAGAAGGCCAGGACGATAGGAGAGGGTTGCGGCCCGGTCGCTGCGCTCCCGGTCGCGAAACCTATCTCAAGGCGGAAGGGGCCTATTCCGCGTTTCCGCCGTAGCGAGTCACTGAGGGGCGTTTAGGGCGTCGGATGAGTGAAGACGCGTCCAGGCGCTGAAAACGCGCTGGTGAATCGCTCTGAGGCGTTCTGAACTGTCTCGGTGCTTCAGCCTTCAGACTGACAGTATTGGAGGAAGGTTTCTGCGACTTCCTTGAAATTGTTCTGCTTAAACTCAATCGTGTTGAGGCTGTAGGTTGTCATAATCTCGAATGTCAGCTCCCCATTGTTTGCGCGCCTGGCTTCTTCCATAAAAAGCTTAGCGTTGTTGTTACCCGAACCGACTGCCTTGCCGCTAAGCATATTCCAGGTTTGCTGGACTGTCCGGCCATCGCCAAAACGATACCGAATATGCGCTTTGTCCTCGATTTTTTCTTGAGGCACCAAATCTTCGCTCTTGAAAACAAAAGTCCGCAAATCCCCAGCGGTGCAAGCGATACTGATCACGTAAGAGGTCGACTTTTCCATTGAACGAGAGGCGCCGATCGCTGTGAGCGTCTTCGTCCCATCGTCTTTGTCCGCAAGACTAACGGTAAGTGTGCGACCGCTTACACAGTCATTGAAGGCTGTTTGGCCTTGATTAGTCGATGACAGACAGAACCGTTCGGCCTCGTGAACCTGCTGATCGAACAAAGTGGTGGAAATCTCTTGAGACAAAACTGGAGTCCCCAAAAGCGAGAAGACTAGGCAGGAAATAAGCGGGCGCATAGGCGTCTTTCATCAAAGGCATGGGCAATGTCGGGACATCGGTGGCTGCTTGCTGGCTGTCGTTGATTCTTACAGATTCGTCCTCAACGGCTCCGAATGTTTAGGAAGTTACCGGGCCGGCTAGCAAGCCTAATCTGTTCTTGAACCATGCCCTTCAAATTCTGTTCAACCTGCTTACCTACCCTCGCGGCGAGGTCGGCATTCTGAGGAGCATCACCACCCGTGCCGTTCACCGTGACATTGGTATTGATATTGATCGGCGAGCCGGTCGCGTTCCCGTTCGCGCCCTTCAGGTCCGGCTTACGGATCGCGGGCGCGTTGCCGACATAGCCGCCTTCGGCGAACCCGCCGAGCGCGCCGCGATGAAGGGCTTCAAGGTTGCCAACGCCGATCCGGCTAGTTGCCTTCTTCGACATAACGTATTCGCCGCGATGCACGACGCCCGCCGGTTCATACTTCCCGCCGTCGCCGGTATAGCCGCCTTCAGCCCATCCGAAAATCTTGCCAAGGATGCCGGTTCCGGTTCCACCGAAAAGCCCGGCAAGCGGTCCCTTGCCGAGAAGCGCGGCCTGAAGGGTCGCATCAATGAGATTGTTAAGCAGGCTCTTGAGCGCACCGTTCAAGCTCTGCGTGCCCGTGAGAAGCCCGGAAAGCGCGCTAGTGAAGCTTTCAGCGAAATACTGCTCTGCCGTCTTCAAGCCTTCGGTCGAAAGCGCAACCTTCTGGTTCTCGCCGTCCAACTGCTGCGTGAGCGTGATCTTCTCGCGGATCTTCTGAAGTTCGGCGTCGGTGAGGGTGATACCGGCCCGCTTGGCTTCCTGCTGCGCCTGATAGACGGCAAGCTCAAGACGCTGCTGTTGCGCGGTCATGCCGGAAATCGACTGTTCGAAGCGGGCAAGGGCAAGCCCTTCTTCCACGCTCTGATTCAGGCTCTTACGGGCCGCGTCCTGCTGCTTAATCAGTTCGGTGCGCTGCTTCTCGCTGTCGGTCGGGTCAAGCTTCTGTGATGCGGTCGGCGTCCCGGCATAGGCGTTACGAATGGTGCCATCGTCCACGCGGTTAAGGCCGGTCCATTCCTGCCGAAGTGCTGCCGGGTCGCTGCCACGACGGCGAAGCAAGGCGCGTCCAAGTTCGTCCTGGGTCTTCTCATTAAAGAGGCGATCACCGGAAAGGCCAAGCTCCTTAATCAGCCCTTCAAGGGTCGCGCCCGTGATCTGATAGCGGCCAAGCGCCGAAGAGCCCTTGCCGTCACCATAGAGGGCGCGGTTTGCCGGGTCGGCGAGCATCTTCTTCTGAAGCGCCCGGACCTGATCAAGCGTCATGCCAACAAGGTTCTGAGCGCCACCGGTCCAGCGACCATTATCGAGGGTTGAATTATAGTCCCCGCCGCTTTCGACGGCTGCAATCAGGTCCAGAATATTATCGTGCTTGCCGAACCTGGCGATGCTCTTCGCGCGGTTCGCGAGGTCCGTCGCGTTCATGACTTCGCCCATCGTCTGGGCATTGCCAACAGCCTTCTGATAAGCCGCGTCAATGCCGTTGGTCGTGGCAAGGGTGTCCAGTTCGGCCTTAAGTTCCGGCACGAGCTTCTTGAGGTCGGCGAGGGCGGTCTTGAAGTTGGCCGCTGCCGTGGTGTTGCCACCGAACGCGCCGGAGAGGCTGTTACTCGCTGCCGACAATTCCTTGAGCGCTGTCTTGAATTCGTCGCTGCCGCCCGTGAGGTCCGTAATCTGCTCATCAAGTGCAGACAATGCCGCGCGAAGCTGGCGAAGTTCGGCTTCCCGTAAGACGTTGGAAGTATCGGCTTCGGTGTCCGCGATCTGCCGGGCGATCTTAGTGCGCTGTTCCTGAAGGCGCTTAAGCTGCTGTTCAGGGCTGTTGTAGGCCGCAACGGCACGGTCACGCGCGCCCCCGGAAGGATCGTTTAGCGCGCCGATGATCTTCGACGCGACGTTGACGCCTTCGACCGCCGCCTCCTTGGCGTAGACGGTGAAGTTGCGCCACATGGTCGAAAACTCGCGATCGATCTTCTTCGCGGATTCAATCTGTTCGTCGGTAAAGGTCGCGGCTTCGTTCCGCATATTCTGGATTTCGGTGACGGAAAGGCCGAGAACCTTGGCAAGCTGTTCCGCGCCGGTGCCGCCGAAAAGTTCGTCAAGATTAAGGGTCTGGTCCGCCGCCGACAGCTTTTGCAAGCGGCTGATAAGATCATCAAGGAAACGGTTCGGATCCTTCAACTTTTCCGAAACTTCGGTCGCGCTGTATCCAAGACGCTTAAAAGCGTCTGCCGCGCTGCCCTTACCGGTCTGCGCGAATTCAGAGCCGCGAATGTTCAATTCCTTGAGGGCGTCGGTCACGCCGTCAATGCTCATGCCGGTAGCGGTCGCGACGTAGGTCCACTGCTGCCAAACCTTCGAAGAAACGCCAGCCTTGCGGGCTTCCCGGTCAACTTCGGCAACGCTATCGGCGATTTCCTTCAGGGCAATGGCCGCGCCACCAACGGCAGCGACAACAGCGCCGCCCTTCATGAGCGGGGCGAACATGCCCTCAAGCTTTTCGCCGATAGATGCCGACGCCTTGCCAAGGGTCTTTTCCATGTTCTCTGCGGACTGCCGGGCGCGGCCTTCCATCTTCTTGAAGTTGTCGTTCGTCGCGTTGCGGGCGCGGGCGAAGTCCTTTTCATACTTGTTGATGCGAGCCTCAAGGCTCACGACAAGGCGCTGCGTGTCATCCATTCCGATTATTCCTATGCTGCTTCGTCCCACATGGCGTCCATGCGGGCTGCGTATTCGTCGGGGTCCAATTCGTGAAGGGCGGGCTGGTTATCGTTCGCAGCGGCCCGGAAGACGGCGAGCGCCGATGCAATAGCGCCGTCGATATGATTGCTGTGGCGGGTGCCCTTGTGCATCGTGGTCAATTCGCTAGCGCTGGTCGCGCGCTTCACCACGACGCTTTCGAAGTGGTTGCGAAGGATCGGGTGCGCGCCGTGCCGGACGCGACGGCCATTCACGACGCGCTCAAGGTCACAAATCGGGCCGTGCATGTGCTTTGCCGTCTGCGGAAGCTGAAGCACATTGATGCCGTGAGCCATGAGCTTCGACATAAGAGGCCCGGCAAGCGAGGGGTCGAAGACGACTTCGCGCACGTCGTAGGTGCCGCAAAGGTCAATGATGCGGTCGGCGATCACGTCGGGCTCGATTACCGGCCCGTCAATGACGTTCAAAAGGTCTTCGTCGCGCCACCTGGGATAGGGAACCTGTTCCATCTTGGCCTTGTCTTCTAAGCCTTCGGACGGCAGGAAAAACCAAGGGTGAAGGGAAATGCGGCCATCGTCATGACGGAACGCGGCAACGATAGCGGTCAAGTCACCGGAGCGTGACAAGTCCACACCAAGCCAACAAGGCAAACCCTCAAGGTCGGCGAGGTCGAAATTCGGATCGCGCCCGGCGTCATACACGGCCATGTCAAACAGCGGATCGCGCGAAGCTGCCTGCCACATATTAAGGTGGAACTGCTGGAACGCGAACCGTTCGGCGGGCCGGTGTTCGGCCTCGCGTGCCATCGTGCGCAAGCCGCCAAGATCGGGGAAGCCGTGGGCAAGGCCGGGATTGACCTTGTGCCAAACGTCTTCGGCCTTCCAATCGTCGCCAGGTTCGGCTTCGAAGATGATCGGCAGGAATGACGGATCGTCAATTTCGCCGGTCGCCACTTTGCGGGCGTAGTCGTAAAGCTCGAAACCGATGTTTTCCTGTCCACGCCCTGCGGTCGTGGCGATAATCATGAGGGTATCGGGAACCTTCGCCATGCCGGACTTGAGCGCTTCCCACAGGTCGCGGCCCTTCCAAGCGTGGATTTCATCGACAAGCACAAACGAAGGCGTCTTGCCGTGCTGGGCTGCGCCATCGCTCGAAACAGCGAGCAATTCCGCCTTGTTCGGGCGGCACATGATCTTTTTCGCCGAATTATGGGCGTCATAAATGCGGGTCGCGGCGACAAGGCGGCGATCTTCGCGGACAATGTTAGCCGCTTCCTTGAAGCCGATACCGGCCTGTTCACGGTCGGACGCGGCAAAGATCGCCTGTCCAGCCGGGCGCGCTTCCGGGCCAATGGTATGGAGAAGCGCCCACGCTGCCGCGATACTGGTCTTCCGGTTGCCACGAGGCAGCATAAGGAAGACCGTGCGGACGATCCGGCTGCCGTCCGCGTTGCGCGGGCCGTAAATCCGGCGCGTCATGCGTTCCTGAAAGTCGTAAAGCTGGAAGCGGCCCTTCGGCGCGACACTTGCCGGATGCTTAAGCGCCTGAATGAAGTCAACGGCTTCCTGTCCATAGCCGAACGGGTCGGCGATGGGAGAGCCGTCGCAAATCCAGTGCGGGAACGCGCTCTTAGGCATGGCTGCGGTTCCGCCCGATCATCATGGCGTTCGGTTCATCGCCGTCTTCGGAAGCGGCGCTGCCGACACGAGCGCGCGAAACCGGTGACAATCCATATTCTGCGGCAAGCTGCCGGGCCGTTTGCATTGCCTTGTCCTGAAGACGGCAAAGCTTCATGTCGATTTCGCCGGAACTGCGAAGGGCGTCTTCAATTTCGCGGACAAGACCACGGGCGCGGCAATAGTCTTCGACGCCACCGAGATCGCCACGGGTGACAATCCCGCGTTCGATAAGGCCGGGCATAATCCGCTTCCATTCGGCGCGCGCGAAGGCCGAAAGCTGCTTCGGTGCCGAAGGTGCCTTCGTCAGGGCGTTGCTATCGCGTTCAATGGTAGGCTTCACGCCGCGAAGGTGGGTCACTTCAGGGCCTCGCCGCGAAGCTCAAGGGCGTCACGCCTGCCGAGTTCCTTAATTTCCTTGAGGCCGTAGGCCGTGCCGTCATAGGTCACGCGGTCGGCAGTCGTGATGCCAGGGCGGTAACGGACACGAAAAATCACGGTGCCGGTCTCTGCCTCGCCGTAGCCGGTGAAGAATTCGCTTGCCGTCTGCTGAATGACTTCGCCCCATACGGTCGCGAGCGGTGCCCACGCCTTCACGACGCTGCCGGAAGGCTTCACGGTTTCCGTCTCGCGCTCGATAGTGATCCTGCGATCCATGTTCCCGATATTGAGCATTAGACAATCCACCGAATGAGGGCTTCGACGGAAAGCACGCCGTGACCATAAGCGGGGTCGGGATCGCGCGGGAACCGGGACGCGGTGACGCGGAAATGATCGCAATAACCGCCTTCGATAGCGACATTCCGCTTGTCGAGTGCAGCGGTAACAACGCCAGCGATTTCCTTCGCCGCATCCTGTCCCGCGTCGAGCGTCCAAATATGCAAGTCGAGATATACCCACGCCGTCCGCTGGCTGCTGTAGTCGTGGCCGTGCAAGGCGGTGTTGCCGTCGCTCATAACAATGCAGGGCGTCTTATCCGGGCGGGTCGGGCCGGAACGGATGTGGTCTGCCGGAACAAGGTCGGTGACTTCCTGCTTGCCGATAAGGCGGGCGCGGATTGCCGTCTGAAGGGCTAAGGTCGGTTCAATCATTGCTTATTCCATGCGTCTTTGACGGCCTTCTTCGCGGCTCGATTGATGCGGTTCTGAAGACGCTTGCGGAGAAGGCGAAGGGCGGGCCAAAAGAAAGGCTGAGCTTCAGCGTCGGACGTGCCGTATTCGACAAGGTGCGCATAGCGAACGTCGCTGTTACCTGCGGTAACGATCACTTCCGTTTCACCGGCAACACGACTGCCGCCCGGCTGTGAATAAGCGGGCGTCGAATGTCCCGGCATGGTGACATGGATGCTATCGATCAGCGCGCCGGTATCGCGCGACGTTTCGGCAAGGGCCTTCTGATGGTGCGCAAGCTCTTCGCCGGACTTCAGCAAGGCCGGAAGCACGGCTTCACGCGGCGCGCGTGCTGCACGGTCGAAGGCTGCAAGGGTTTCGGCGAGGCCGTTGCTGCTCTTATTCGCCATCGCCGAACCACTGTTCACGGTAGGAATTGAGCATCGCGGTCACGCCCTGCGGTGCCATATCGACCGAAACGCCGTAGGTCGCGAGGCTGCGCACCTCAAAATAGAAGGCGACAAGCTTCAGAACGGCGAGCTTTACGTCTGCCGGGACGGCTTCGAGGTCGGCGAGGGGCTTGCCAATGTAATTGTCAACCCACTCTTCTGCGGCTTCGATATAAAGTGAGATAAGCTCATCTTCGGCGGTTCCATCCACCTTCATGTGAGCCTTGGCGAGGTCGAGGCTAACAGCGCTCATGCGTCATTCCCTAAAAAAGTTATATTCGGTGTCTCTTGCGCGGTGCTCCCTGCGCCGGTCCCCTCGAAAGGGGCAAGATTGAATGACACCCCCGGTTGGCAACGAGCCGTTAAGACGCAATTGGTATGCAACCTACGACTGATAGGTTGGTGCATTGAGAGGGTGTTATGTGGGCGATCGGGACTGAGAAAGACATTGAAGTCTTTCGTGATAGGCGAGCGTTGGTGTCCGTCTACATATCGGACGGATACAACCACGATGAGATCCAGTGGGTGTTGGACAGCTGGAAAGGATTTAACCGGGATGCGAGCCATAACTGGCACCTGCTGATCCCGTGCAAAACCGATGCATACGTGCTGAACCAGAAGATTGACGCCGCGCAATACGACACGGAACTGGCCGATAAGATAGTTGCTCAAAGCAATCTCCAAGAGGAGAAGTTTCCGCTTCTCGTGTTCGAAAGCTTTGAGAGGGGCAATCCGCCAAAGTTCGTTAGCCTGCATGGCATGACGCGCGCGAAGACCATAAGCCTGCTTAAGGAGATTGCGGCCATAGTCCAGGACGAGGCTGAAAAAGGGCCGTCTGCTCCCGACGAGTTTCGGCGCAAGGTTATGGATAGAGTAGATATA